GCGGATATTACTATATAGCGGCAACATTTGATGCTGCTGGTGGTAGTGCTGGTGATATGGCTTTCATGATCCAATACGTTGTAAACTAACAAAACTTAGTGCAGCAAAGATTTTTGCTGCACTATTTCTTTTAGGAATTTGTAATGCCCTCAGTTGTAGATATTTGTAATAATGCTTTAGTTGATCTTGGCGCTAGTTCTATTTCTTCATTAACTGAAGATAGTAAAGCCGCTAGGTTATGCAACCAAAGGTATGACTCAATCCGAGATACTGTGTTTAGGTTTCATCCTTGGAACTGTTTAATTAACAGAGCTTCGTTAGTTGCAGACTCAGTAACTCCTGCTTTTGAGTATTCGTATCAGTATACATTACCGACAGATCCTTATTGTTTAAGGGTTCTATCCCTTGAGACAGCTGACTTTTTATTTAAAGTTGAAGGTAGAAAAATATTAACAAACGAAACAACAGTCAATTTAATCTTTGTTGCTAGGATTATAGATACAAACCAGTATGATTTTTCTTTAATGGAAACTATTTCAGCAGCTCTTGCAGCTTCGTTAGCTTATCCTTTAATTGGATCAGTTGCACTTGCAACCCAAATGAAAGCTAATTACGAGCAGAAATTAATTGAAGCAAGGTTTGTGGATGCTACTGAAGGTTCACCAGGAAACATAATTACTGATGCTGGTAATGCAAATGTAGCGACAGCAACTTTTATTAATTCGAGGTTTTAAGATGGCTAAAGCTAGTTATGCTTTTACCAACTTTACAGCTGGCGAACTATCGCCAAGGCTTGATGGAAGGACTGATGTTAATAAATACTTTAATGGATGCTCTAGGTTAGAAAACTTTGTTATTCATCCTCATGGGGGTGCATCAAGAAGGCCAGGTACTAAATATATAGCTTCTGTTAAGACCGCAGGCGCAGCAACCAGATTAATACCTTTTGAATTTTCAGTAACTCAAACCTATGTTTTAGAGTTTGGTAATAATTATTTTAGAATTTTTAAAGATGGTGGCCAAGTTACCTCTGGCGGATCTGCTACAGAAGTAGCGACTCCCTATGGTACTGCTGATTTAGCAGCTATCAAGTTTACGCAAAGCGCAGATGTCATGTACTTGGTTCATCCAGATTATGCTCCAAGGCAAATAAACAGAACAAGTCATACATCCTGGACTATTGCAGAGGTTGCCTTTAGGCGAGGTCCTATGCAGGATGATAACACAACTGCAATAACTTTAGTGAGCAACGCTAGAACTGGTAATGCAACAATTACAGCTTCTGCTGATTTATTCGTTTCTACAGATGTAGGAAGGTTTATAAAGGTTCACGAAGGCTATGCTAAAATATCGTCTGTATCTAGTGCCACAGCAGTTGTTGCTGCGGTCCAAGAAAATGAAGATGGCAGAACTGAGCTGCTTCCAAGCTATAATGTTTCAACGATTGCGTTTGCTGAAGGTGATCCAGATTCTACAGCTCTTGAACATAATGACAGAATAACTGATAGCGCTGGTGGGTTTGTTACCCAGGGTTTCAAGGTTGGCCAAAATGTAACAATAACCGGAGCAAGCACTTCTGGTAATAATGTAACTAATAAATTAATTGTCCAGGTTACAGCTGATACAATATTATTTGCTCCAAGTGTTGACCTGGTTAATGAAAGTGCAGGGCAGTCTGTAACTATAGTTGGAGTGTTAACCGCTTCTACATCATGGGCGCTAGGAGCTTTTTCTTCAACAAGTGGTTTTCCTTCTTGTGTAACTTTCTTTGAAGAAAGAGTTGTTTACGCTAGTACAAGCACAGCTCCACAAACTTTATTCTTTTCAGTAAGTGGTGACTTTACAGACTTCGCTGCTGGCACTACTTCTGGTTCTGCTTTGAGTTATACCATAGGATCTAACCAGGTTAATGTTATCCGATACCTTGTGGCTGCTAGAAGCTTGCTTGTTGGCACATCTGGTGGTGAGTATGTTGTTTCGGCTTCTGGATCTCCAGAGCCACTAAGTCCAACTAATGCTCAGATTAAAAGACAAACCACTTATGGATCAGCTAACATACAGCCAGTACAATCTGGCAATGTAACTTTGTTTGTTCAAAGAGCTTTGAGAAAAATCAGAGAGCTTAGTTATAACTTTGATGCTGATAGTTATACAGCTCCAGACATGACGATCCTAGCTGAGCATATGACTGAAAGCGGTATTAAAGAACTATCATTGCAGCAAGAGCCAGACAATGTTGTATGGTGTGTGTTAGCAAATGGTAAGCTTGCTGGCATGACTTATCGTAGAGAAGAAAACGTAGTTGCCTGGCATGAACATATTATTGGCGGTAGGTTTGGAGAATGTACTGTTACAGTTTCTGATTATGCAAATATAGCTGTGGGTACAAATTTAGTTTTTAATAAATCAGATGGCACAACTGTAACCTTTACAAGTGAAGCCGCTGGCGCTTCTGCTCCAGCTGATACAACATTTGGCTTTAGACCTAATACAAATAATAACACAACAGCAGACAATATATTTACCAGGATAAACGCTCACCCAGATTTCACAGTAAGCAATCCAAGCGCTGCTATCGTAACAATAAAAGAAACAAATCATAATGGTATTGGTTTTTTAACTTGTGTTTCTTCTGATACAACAAGGTTAACAACAGCTGATGAGGGTATTGCCCAGGTTGAAAGCTTGGCTATTGTGCCAGGTGATCTTAATGAAGATGATGTTTATATGATTGTCAAACGCACAATCAATGGATCAACAGCTAGATTTGTAGAGTATTTTTCTACATTTGATTTTGGTACAGACGTTACTGATGCTTTCTTTTTAGATTCAGCTCTTACTTATTCTGGATCTCCTGCTACATCAATGTCTGGATTAAATCATTTAGAAGGTGAAACTGTAGCTATATTAGCTGATGGGTCAACTCATCCGACTAAATCAGTTGCTTCTGGAGCGTTAACTTTAGGCAGAGCAACTAAAAAAGCTCATATAGGATTAAATTATTCATCCCTTCTAAAGACAATGAGGATTGAAGCTGGTGGAGCTGAAGGAACTTCCCAGGCTAAAACTAAAAGAATACATGATGTAACATTAAGATTATACAGATCAGTTGGTGCAAAAGTTGGAAGCTCTGAAGATGAATTAGATTTAATTCACTTTAGAAGTTCTGCTGATAAAATGGACACAGCCATTTCTTTGTTCTCTGGTGACAAAGAAGTGGAGTTTAGATCTGGTTACGATACAGATGGATTTGTTGTGGTTAAACAAGATCAGCCTTTGCCGCTTACAGTCTTGGCTATTTATCCGAGATTGATAACTTACGATCAATGATTATTGTTGATTACAAGCCAGATCACGCAAGAGATATTCTCGCTGGTGAAATGAATAAAGGTGCGCCAAAACATATTGGGCAGTTTAGGAACTTTGCTGATAATCTAAACACCCCTGGAACAGCGTTTACTGCCCTGGATAATGGGTATTTGATAGCGTGTGCTGGGATTATACCTTTATGGAGTGGGGTTGGTGAAGCATGGTTTTTAGCCAGCGAAAGGCTACATGATTATAGCAAGCCTATTATAAAAGCGGTCACAAAAGATTTTAAAAAGATAATTGAAGAACATAAATTTATAAGAGTCCAGGCAGCTGTAAGAACAGATTGGCCAGAAGCTCAAAGGTTCTCAAGGTTCTTAGGGTTTAAGCAAGAAGGTTTAATGGAAAAATTTGGTCCAGATGGATCTGATTATTACAGAGTAGCGAGGATAACTTAATGGGTGTAGAAGTAGCAATAGCAGCAGCAGTTATAGGAACAGTAGCAACAGCAGCTGGTCATGCGGCACAAGGAAAAGGCCAAGAAGCGGCCTACAAATACAACGCTGATATAAATGATCGTAATGCAAAATCATCACAGATTGCAGCGGATCAGCTTATTTTAGCTGAAGAACTACAGATTGGTAAATTTGAAAACTCATATAATGAGCTGGCTCAACAAACTGAGATGGCTAATAGTTATAATGGATGGATAGCTGATAGCGGTACACCTTTGAAGATTGCCCTGGCAAACGCTCAAGAAGCTGATGCAGAAGTTAATATTAAAAGATATAATGCCCAGGTTGGTAAGCAACAACTCCAAGAACAAGGGTTGCAGCAGAAGATGCAAGGTAACTTAAATCGTTTATATGGCAAGGAAGCAAGGAGAGCAGGAAACACTAGAGCCTTTACATCCCTTTTAAGTGGCGCATCTACTGGCGCTAGAATATATGGATCTGCTTAAATGAAAGTTCCTACCTATCAAACACAAGGCACAATAACTGCCAAGGTTGGTGCAACGCAAATGAGTGTCCAGGCTAACCCTGCGGCTCTTACTCAAGGTGCAAAAGCTTTTACTGAGCTGGCTGGTACTGTGGCTAAAGAAGGTTTGACCTGGTATGAGCAAGAACTGAAAGCCGAAAGAGCTTCTAAATTAGCTGCAAAAGAAAATGAGCTAACAACTTATTTACAAAATCAGCAAGTTTTAGCTAAGACCACAGCTCAAAGCGATCCAGTTAAAGCCTTAAAAGAATACACTAAAAACACTAATTTAATGAGGAACAAACTAGCTGGTAATATAGATGACTCAATAGTTAAGAAAAGGTTTTTATCTTCAGCAACTACAGACATCCTAAACAAAAGATCATCTGTCCTTCAGACTGTTCGAAATTCTCAAATTGATATTGGTAAGGCTCATATCATTCAAAGAACCAGCCAGCTTGAAAGAACAATAGCAACTGGTAATTCAAGTGAAGTTGCTAAAGCAAAACAAGAATTATTTGGTATTGAAATAACTCCAGGTAGATTTGTAGGAGGACTTCATGCAAGCGCAGTTTCAGCTGGATACTATACAAATGTTGAAGGAACTAATTTAACTTTAAGATCAAAAGGTAATGTTGATAGACTAACTGTGCGCCAAGAAATAACAAGCGCTGCTATATCTAACAAGCCAGATCACGCACTCCAAGTTTTACAAAAAGTGTCTGATCCAAAAAATTATCCAAATTTAAGGCCAGAAGATAGAAACAATTTAATTAAAGAAGCTAATAACCTAGTTGGAATGTTAACCAGGAGAGAAATATCTTTAGAAAAATCCAACCAAACCAAAGCCAAAAAAGATTTAACTATAAAACAATCTAACAATTTTGATGATTTTCTAACTTCATTTATAGAAAGCAACAAACCAAACTCAACTGTAACTGCTCCAACAACCAATTCAATTTTGGAATCTTTTAAAAATGCAGGGATTGATGATAAGCAATTTGGTGTTTTAAATGATCTGATACTTGGTAAAGATGCTCCCATTTCTGATGCAACAGTCGTTGTGGATTTTTATGAGAGATTAGCTTTAGCGCAAAACAACGATCAAATTATAGCCATCATGAAAGAGGTTCAAAATAAGATTGGTCCAGATGGTAGCGTTATGCTTGGTGATGCTACAGCAATTATTAAAACAGCTAAAGGATATTTAGCAGGATCTACAGAAACTAAAGAAACACAAAGATACGCTAGTATTCTTAAAACAGCTATTGGTGATAGTCCAGGTGGAGTGTCTGTGGCTGGATTCAAGCAACAATCTAGTATGGGTTTAAGGCGAGCTGATGCGTTAGCCACATATTACGCTTTAGTTGGAGAAGGCCTAACTAGTCCTATAGAAGCTTATAAGCAAGTTGCATCAATGTATGCAGATAACCTATCAAACGAAATGGGGTTTCTTGCTCCTACGTCAATGCTTATGAAATCAGTTGGTAAAGCAGATATAAATGACTGGAACATAAATGATATTACAAAGGCCAATCAATATATCAATGACAATCCTATAGACCCAAGAACTAATAAGAAAACATACACACCCCTAGAGGTTGCTTTGGAAAAGGAAACCATAGGACTTGTTAAAGATTTTCTTAAAACAAAAGGTAAGCTAGATCCAATAATTCCTAACAATGATGAGGAATCAAACAATGGTGAAGTTAGTTATTTGGATAAATTATTAAAAATGATTAAGCCGAATGAAGAAGATAGCATAAGGAATCCAAATTGAGCTACCTTGAAGAATATGTAAATAGTAGGCAGCAGCAAAAGCATAAGGCTTCCTGGGCAGAGAACGCTCCGCCAAACTCTAATTCAGATTATTTGTTTGATAAAGGGGATGCTGCAATTACTACTGATGTAAAAGAAGAAGATCTTTACACAGATACAAACTGGATTATGAGTAGTAAATCTATCTATGATAAATTTATTAGAGGTAAAGCCAATCAAGTTAAAAGTCCTAGTGGAACAATAGGGCCAGCAAATTATAGATCCATGAGTAAAAAAATTATGGCATCTAATGATCCTACACCAACACTAGCTGACATACCTTTTGAGCAAATGGATGATGCTCAGAAAAAAGAATATGCAGAATTTGGTTTAGAGTTTATGGGTCAATTTAATTATAACCTACCTATGATGGGTGTTAGGACAGCTGAGCTGTCTAGTATGGATGATGACACTAAGTTTAGATTCCTACAGATGATGAAAACTTATGATGATAAAGATATCACCTGGTCTGGAACAGCACGATTTTTTAAGAATATGCTTTCAGATCCTACAACTTACATAGGTTTAGGAACTTTAGGAATAGGAGTTGTTGGCAGACATGGTGTTCAACAGACTACTAAACTAGCCATTAAGGAAGCTTTTAAGAAATCTATTAAAAGTCCTACAGCTCTTGCAGCTTATGAAGGCGGTACATATTTTGCCGCTGATAACGCTTTAAGGCAATCAGTTAAGGTCCAGGGTGGAGAGCAGGCAGGGTTTGATTTCGGAGAGTCGGTT